TAGACAATAACAATGATGGTTTGATGATATATGAACAACCCAAAGAGGACCATCTTTATGTGATGGCTGTAGATACCGCTCGTGGTCAGGGTCTAGACTATAGTGCCTTTCTTGTTGTGGACATAACGACTAGCCCATATAAAGTTGTTGCGAGATTCAGGAATAATACGATTTCACCGCTTGTATATCCCACTGCCATTCGGAGTGTCGGTGACAAGTACAATCAAGCCTACTGTCTCATTGAACTTAATGACATTGGAGCACAGGTCGCGGATATCCTATACCAAGATCTTGAGTACGAGAACGTCCTACAGTCCGTCTATAAAGGTAGAGCGGGACAGGTTATTGGTAGCGGTTTCGGTGGTTCACAATCTCAGATGGGTGTCAGAACTACGGGTCCGGTCAAGAAGCTCGGCTGCTCTGTACTGAAAAGTCTAATAGAAAACGATAAATTACTAATAGACGATATGGATATAATCCAAGAACTCTACACATTTGTAGCAAAAGGAGCATCATTTGAAGCAGATGATGGTCACAATGATGACCTAGTAATGTGTTTGGTGTTATTTGCTTGGCTCACCAGACAGGAATATTTCAAAAATCTGACTGACATGGACATCAGAAAAGACATTTATGAAGATGAAATGAAGAGAATTGAAGAAGATATCCTACCATTTGGATTTTCAACCACAGTAGATGATCAGGAACCAAGTTCTTTTTATGACGGGGATGATTTTTGGCAGACCTCCGACGATCCATTTCTATAAATACCTTAGAAACATAGAAGCCTCTCCGGGAGAGTACAATGCCAGATGTCACAATAGATCTAGATCAACAGGGGTTCATCCCCCTTGGAACCGAAGCAGCTAACATAAACTTTGTTGCAGCATTTCCAAGTTTTAACAATTTAGTTGCCGCTCTTGCGACAAAAGATGAAAGAGAACTTGGCTACATGGTAGTCCAGAGCGTTGCTGATTGGTACGCTCGTCTTACTTCAACATATAATACAGGATGGTATATAGATGAAGACGCTAATTTGGATGGTGTCATTGATGAGGATGAAAGACAGAGCGTAAATGCAACACCAAATGGTAACGCTGCTGGTAACTGGCCAGACGGTCCCGATGACGAATGGAAAGCCGAATGGTGGGCTGTACACAATTATCTACGATATGGTGGAACATGTGTTATTGCAGGTCCGGCTGACAATCTAGTATCAACAGAAAACAACGCGCTTGAGACTATAGAGAATATATTTCTTGACATCGATTGTGTTTTCACAAACGATTACAGTAGAAATGAACGAATCATGACCATAGCAAATAATAGAGGTAACTGTATCGCAGTATGTCCTGTTATCATCACTGGTAAATTAGGTGATTGTGCAACTCCGAAAAACGTTCTTGGTATGCCATCAGCTTCTACAGATTTGTCGAGTAGTCCAAGTAAGCTTACCTATCACATAGCAGGACAGAAATTACATCTAGGAACCTCACAGTCATATGTCGTTGGAGACGAAACTTCAGACAACTTGATTTCAACACCACTAGCTTCTGATGCAGCGGGTTGTATGGCAAGAACCGTTGCTAGTAGTTCACCATATGGATCTCCTGCTGGAACTGAACGAGGTAGAGTTCTTGATGTTGTTCGACTCGAATACACACCAACAAATAGTGACATCACTTGTCTTTCGGGTGATGGTAATAAAGTTAACTACACCAGAACTTTTCAGGGTGATGGTACAGTAATTTTCTCAGATAAAACTGGTCGCAGAGAATCACAATCTGATCCAGCTATATTTGATTATGTAAATGTCAGTAGAACTTATATCTATCTTAATCGTAGAGTATCAAATGTTGCTCGAAGATATCTCTTTGAAAGAAATGATGCCGCAAATAGAGCTGCATTTGTAAACACAGCAAATCCAATACTCCGTAGTGTACTTTCAGCCGGTGGTATTACTGAATATAGCATAGTATGTGATAGCGTCAATAACCCACAAACAGTTATTGACGACAATGGTTTTGTTGTAGATTTACTAGTCACACCTACTAGAAGCGTGCAAACTGTAGCTCTTAGGTTTACTGCAAAGTCTGGAACACAAGCTATTCCTAATACATCAACTGGTTCAGGTACGGCATCAGGATCATCTGCAACAACTAGTGGTCGCAATGTGTCACCAACAGCAGCACCTAGTTCTGGCAATAATCTCACATCCGGTTCTGGTGGATATTGATGGCGAACGATAGTAACTTAGATTCATTTATTGATCAGTTTAACGGGGGCAACAGAACCCACCGCTATGATGTGGAAATGAATTTTCCATCCGGCGTTGGTGATTCAGAAACTGACTTAAACAAATTCTTTATTAGAGCAGTCAGTCTACCAGCAAGCCAAGTTAATCCTATCAGAGTTCCATATAGAGGTAGGATTTTAAAATGGCCGGGTGATAGAATATATTTTCCATTCACTTTCCGAGTTCTTGACCAAAATCAAAATAAAGATAAATCACTATGGAACAGCTTCAATACATGGAGCAATCTGATCAATGATCATAAATCAAATGTTAGCAGTCAAGAATGGAATACATTTACTACAGACTGGGAAATTCATCAAGTAGATAACAGCGGTAATAATGTCAAATCAATTAAGCTTATTGATTGTTGGCCAACAATCGTCGGTCCAATTTCTATGGATTCAAACTCCATAGATACTTTAGTGGAATTCACAGTAACAGTTGAATATTCATATAATCTAGTTAAGGGTATCAACTATTAATATAGTATGGAGAAGAAATGGCGATTAATCTATTAGGTTTCACAATTGGAAGAACTACAGGAAGCAGTGATGGTGTTGCAACCGAACCGGCTGCTGTGGCTACGTCTGCAATTTCCCCGGATGAATATGATGGCTCATATTCGTTTGAAACCGGCGGAATCATGGGGACATATGTTGATTTCACCGGAGCTGTCCGAGATGAAAATGCACTCATTCAAAGATACCGTGGATTAGCCCTTTTCCCTGAAGTAGATAATGCGATTGAAGACATCTGCAACGAAGCAATTGTTATGGGTAGTGATAGAAAGCCCGTAAAGGTTGGATTGGGTAACGTAAAACTATCAGAGACAATCAAGAACAAAATGCAGACGGAGTTTGACTACGTTCTTCGACTCATGGATTTCCACAAAAAAGCATACGAAATTTTCAGAAAATGGTATGTTGATTCTAAACTCTATTATCAAATTATAATTGATGAAAAGGATCCAATTAGAGGAATTCAAGAACTACGACCAATTGATCCAACTAAGATTAAGAGAATTAGGAAAGTTATTCGTGACAAAAGTACCACAGGTAAACAGGTATCAACAGTCAAAAAGATAGAAGAATACTATGTTTACACCAATACTGAACAAGATTCAGTTTACCCAACATCAAATTCAGGGCTAAACATCACTAAAGATTCCATTGCATATGCAAACTCAGGGCTTGTTGATGCTAACTCAAAGAGAGTTGTTGGATATCTACAGAAAGCAATTCGACCAATAAACATGCTCAGGCAGATTGAAGATGCCGTGGTTGTTTATCGTGTTTCCAGAGCACCAGAACGAAGAGTTTTCTACATTGACGTTGGTAACCTACCCAAACAAAAAGCCGAACAATATCTCCGTGAAGTCATGCAGAGATATCGAACCAAAATGGTATATGATCAGGGTACAGGACAGGTCAATGATAGCCGAGATCATATGTCGATGCTTGAAGACTACTACCTCCCACGTAGAGAAGGTGGTAGAGGAACTGAAATTAGTACACTACCCGGTGGACAGAACCTTGGTCAGATGGAAGATGTCGAATACTTACTGAAGAAGGTATACACAGCACTTAATGTGCCAATCACTCGTATGATGGCAGATGGTGGGTTTAATATGGGTAGATCAGCAGAAATCACCCGAGATGAAGTTAAATTCTACAAGTATATCGAAAGACTTAGAACTAGGTTCTCACACATCTTCTTAGACGTTCTACGAGTCCAGTGTATTCTCAAGGGTATTATCACCGAAGATGACTGGAATGAAATCAGTCCAAATATTGAAATCATCTTCAACAGAGACTCATATTTCACAGAACTTAAAGAAAATGAAATCCTCACAAATCGCCTACAGATGTTAGGTCAAATTCAGCCACTTATTGGTTTATACTTTTCAGAGGAGTACGTCAAAAGAAATATCCTGCGAATGGGTGATGAAGAAATTATACAGATGCAAAATCAGATAAATATGGAAAGGGAGTCAGGTCAGCTACCTCCTTCCCCTGAACAGCAAGGACTTCAAGGATGAACACAGTTTCTTTAATTAAATGTTTCCTAGAGGAAAACGAAGATGGATTCAAAGAAAATCTGTCTACTATTATCAATGATAAGATAGAGGAAAAGAAACAAATTCTTGTATTTGAAACCCTGAAAAAGGTTTTTGAATCGACTGAAAGTCTAAATACTGAGAAGCCAAATTATGAAATTATCAGTGTTCTTCAGGAATGTGTAAAGCAAAATAGTAACATAGTTATCGTACTAGAAGATGGTAAGGAACAAACTCTTAGACCATCAGATAGTAAAAAAGTTCTTTCAGTTTTTGACAATTTAAACGAATCAAATCAAGCAAATCTAATTAATAGATTAGTTCAAACCCAGACAAACTTCTTCAACACTATAGAATTTTGTTTGAAATTTAAGGAAAGGTATACCTAAATGTCCCAGAGCCTAGACATAATCAGACACATCTTAGATGAGAATCTAATTGATGCAAAGAAAGCCACTGAGGGTTATCTCAACGATATCCTTTCCGGTGCAATCAAAGAACAATACAAAGAAGTTGCCCCCTCACTAGTTGAGGAAAAGGGTGGAATGTCCACTGCTAACATGACAGCAGCAGCACCAGCAGCCGGTGCAGAAACAGCAGCAGTGGAACAAGGAGCTGGTTCACTAATCACCAATCAAGAAATGGCAGATGAATTTTTATCAAACTACCTCCTTCCCGATGGTACGCTTCCCGAGAGCCAAATACAATCAATTTTAGCGAGAGCTTTCTCAACAGGAGCTGCCGCAGCAGGACAATACGGATCTAGTATCACTTACCTCTTAAATGCAATTGCTAACGTTCCTACTGAGGGCCCCGGTGATGGTGGTAATGTCAGCGATCCAATCTCCGTCGCAGGACGCCCGGAGGGCGGAGCTCCAGACGGATTTGGTGGCATCGTCGGTCCTCGCGGAGGCGGAAGTAACCCTCTAGGCAGACGAGAACGTAGATAATAACAAGAAAGGTATAAAGACATGAAACTCATTACAGAAATGGTAGAGGACGTAAACCTCCTCGTAGAGAAAAAAGACGGTGTAAAGCACTATTACATCGAAGGTGTCTTTATGCAAGCAGCACAGAGGAACCGGAACGGTCGTATTTACCCACCCGAACATATTGGTCCCGCAGTGGAAAAGTATGTTACTGAATATGTAAATAAAAACCGTGCAATGGGTGAACTCAATCATCCTTCCGGTCCTACTGTAAACCTCGACAAGGTTTCCCATATTATCAAAGAACTCAAGACTGATGGAAATAACTTCATCGGAAAGTCAAAAGTCCTTGACACACCCATGGGTAACATTGTCAAAAGTCTCATCGACGAGGGAGCATGTCTCGGTGTGTCCTCTCGTGGTATGGGTTCACTAAAAAGGAACTCAGGCGGAATCAATGAGGTCCAGAAGGACTTCGTTCTATCTGCTGTCGATATTGTAGCGGATCCATCTGCACCAGATGCCTTTGTTAATGGCATTTTAGAAGGTAAAGAATGGGTGTGGGATAATGGTTTACTCCGTGAACAACAAATTGCACAGTATGAAAAACAAATCAAACAAGCATCTCGCAAAAACTTACAGGAAACAGCCTTGAATGCATTCAAGGATTTCCTAACTAAACTTTAAACTTTTATAAATACCAAGAATAGGCTAAAGGAGCTTTCAATGGAAGATACACGATACGAGGAAGAAGAAGAAATGACTGCTGACGCAGGCAACACTTCTACAAACACTGGGTCGGCCGACTATGATGCCTCGGGTCGAGGTTCACATGACGCATCCGGTAAAGGCGATGCAGTCGCTGATAATTCAGTAATCCCTGATGGGATTGCGCAAGCAAACCAAGCAAGTATTGCTGCTAAGGGTCTTGCTTACGAACCCGCAACTGTTTTTGTTCCCCAGATGGGTGCAGAAGAAGTTGCGGAACATCTTGGAGTCATGTTTGACGGTCAAGACCTTTCGGAAGATTTCATGTCTCGCGCAGGAACTATTTTCGAAGCCGCAGTAAACACTAAAATTAACGATCTTGCGACTCAGCTCGATGAGTCTTATAGAACAATTCTTAGCGAACAACTTGAAGAAGTTGTTGGCAATCTTGCTGAAAAGCTTGACGACTACCTCGGTTACGTAGTTGAAGAGTGGATCAACAAGAATGAGCTTGCTCTTGAGCGAGGAATTAAGACCGATGTTGCTGAATCCTTCATCACTGGTCTTAAGAGTCTCTTTGAAGCCCACTACATCAACGTTCCTGACGAACGCTACGATGTTCTCGATGAACTCTTTGAGTCAAACGAGCAGCTTCAGGAAGACCTCAACTCAGAGATCGAAGCAAATGTTAAGCTCAACGCACAGCTTAATGAAACTACAAAGGCTCAGCTTTTCGCACACTATACTCAGGGTCTTGCTGACACTGAAGTCGAGAAGTTTGGTGCTCTTGCAGAAGCAATTTCGTTCGAAGATCCCCAGAGTTTCAACAATAAGCTTGCACAGCTTCATGAAGCATACTTTGAGCACACCGCTCCAGTTGCTGAGCCTGTCGAGCTTATCGAAGAAACAACCAACCAGAAAATCTCAAATGGATCTGCAATGGATCAATACGTTGATACCCTTGGTTTCCATATGAGAAAGCATTAATTTAATATTTTTTACGTAAAACAATAACACTAAACAGGAGAAATCTACAATGGATTTTGATAACCAAGCCCCAATGGATGCTCTTTGCGAAAAGTGGGAACCCCTACTTGAGCATGACGCACTCCCCCGAATCGAAGATTCGTACAAGAAGAAGGTAACTTCGGTCCTTCTAGAAAACCAAGAAAAGGCTCTTCGTGAGCAGTACATTCAGGAAGCCGCACCAACCAACGCAATGGGTGGTAACTTCTCTGATCCTCAGATCACAGCAGGTGGCGTCGGCGCTCTTGCTGGTTACGATCCCGTCCTTATTAGCCTCGTTCGTCGTGCTATGCCTAACCTAATGGCTTACGACATCGCTGGTGTTCAGCCCATGAGTGCTCCTACCGGTCTCATCTTCGCGATGCGTGCCCGTTACGGTGCTCAAGCTGCTGCTGGTGCTGGTTCAGTTGCTTCGTCCCCCGAAGCTCTCTTCCAAGAAGCTAACGCTAAGTTCTCAGGTAACTCCGGTCCTGTTTCGCAGGTCAACGGTGTCGCAGCATTCAGTGCTACCGGTGGTGTAAACCCATCTGGTGTCACCGCTGGTTCACCCGCTGGTGGTACTTACGGTGGAACTGATCCTCGTGAAGCTATTGCTAACAGCGTATTCGGTGCTGCATTCCGTGGAATGCTTACCGGTACTGCCGAAAAGCTCGGTTCTGACGTTGACGGTGCATTCGCTCAGATGGCATTCAACATTGATCGTGTTGCTGTCTCTGCTCGTAGCCGTGCGCTCAAGGCTGAGTACACGACTGAGCTTGCTCAGGATCTCAAGGCTGTTCACGGACTTGATGCCGAGACCGAACTTGCTAACATTCTTAGCACTGAAGTTCTCGCTGAAATCAACCGCGAACTTGTTCGTACCATCTACTACAACGCGCAGCTAGGTGCTCAACAGACCGACCTTTCCGGTATGGCTTCTGGTTCAGCACTCGGTGGTCTCTATGACCTCAACGCTGACTCTGATGGTCGTTGGAGCGCAGAACGCTTCCGTGGTCTCATGTTCCAGATCGAACGTGAAGCCAACACCATCGCTAAGGAAACTCGCCGTGGTAAGGGTAACTTCATCATCTGCTCGTCGGATGTTGCAAGTGCTCTCGCAATGGGTGGCTTCCTTAACATCTCACCTGCCATCAACAACCAGTTGGAAGTTGATGACACTGGTAACACCTTCGCTGGTGTTCTCAACGGTAAGATGAGAGTCTACATTGATCCCTACTCAAGCACTGTAGGCGCTGACTTCGCATGTGTTGGATACAAGGGAACTAGCCCATATGACGCTGGTCTATTCTACTGCCCCTACGTTCCCCTCCAGATGGTGCGTGCGGTTGGTCAGGACAGCTTCCAGCCCAAGATCGGGTTCAAGACTCGTTACGGAATGGTCAACAACCCATTCGCTCGTAACGATGGATCTGGTGACGTATTCAACTCCGATCCCGGTGGTAACCAGTACTACCGTCTCTTCGCAATCAAGAACCTTCACGGTAACTGATCTTAGAGTTCTAATTAAAATAAGCAGCGAGGGTCTTCGGACCCTCGTTGTTTTTTTATAAATACTTTAGTATGTCACAACCACCAACAAATAACTACCTAGCAACAAACTTTTTCAAGTTGGAATTCCCAGAAATTCCAAATGTTGAGTACTTTGCACAATCTGTAAACCTACCCTCACTGACAATATCGCCACTTGAGTTACCTGTTGCACAGTTAGGTGTTCCCATTAGAACGCCAGTTGGTAGATACTTCTATGAGAATATGTCAATCTCATTCCTCGTAGATGAAAAGATGGAAAACTGGCTAGAAGTTTATAACTGGATGAGGACTTGTAGTACGGCAGAAGATGTTCCGGGTGAATGGAATGGACATAATAACATTTTCAAAGACGCCACTTTACAAATCATGGATGGATCGTATAATGATATAAGGAAAGTTGTATTCAAAGACATGTTCCCAGTTGGGATCAGCGGAATTCAATTCTCCTCAGTGGTTGTGGACACAGAACCTGTGATTGCGACAGCCACATTTTCTTATACTTCATATTCAATAGAATGAGGAATGAATGATACTTAATGAACTTTATGATATGGTAAACAAAGATCTAGAGATTGACAAAACAGAACTCGATACCGAGTCACTCAGAACCCCACAAATTCATAACAAGTACCTAATCCTCCACAGCAAAGAAAAGCTCAAGTTGGAACATGTTCTATCTGAGAAGAAA